CTGTATTTAATAAATCGGATAAATAGTTGTATCAGGAGCAAACTATGGCAATACTAGAAAATTTCCTTAATAGAAAAGTCAGAGGACAATTTGACAAATTAAAAGGCAATAATCCACTTGCGGCCTCTGCCATTGAAAATTTAATTGGTGAGGCATTCCCAGGATATGGTTTCCCAGAAACTGCTAACAATGTGTTTGAAGATGCAATCAACGAAAGAGTACAAAGTTTGATTGCAGAAGCAGAGTTATTTGGTGCTAGTTATAAAGATGTATCAACAACAAAACTTACAGAAAAATATGATTGGCGAGCAAGACTGAGACCAAAAGAAGGAGGCAAAGAAGATTTCTATAGTGCTGTAGTAGATGGTAATTATCAAAAAGACCATTTGCTTAGACCAATACAGGAAAGTAATGGTATGGTATGGCAATACACACCTACCATCTTCGTTAGTGCCACAGCAAATTACAATGCTCAAGATGGCCAAGGTACAAACTATCCTATTAATGTTTACATGAATAGTACACCACCTGAAATACCGGTGGCGGCTGACTGGACTGCAAATGACATTTATGAAGCAAGATATCTTCTTGCTGTGATGACATTTTTAAGAATATCAACAAAAGGATACTTTGGTGATAAAGCAGTAGAGCAAGGCAAATATGGTACACCGCCTCCAGTTTTAATATTTGAATATTTAGGTGACCATGGTTTTAACAAAGTGCCAGTTGTTGTTACTAACTATAACATGCAATTACCAGAAGATGTTGACTATGTTCCTGTAGAAGTTGAAGGTACTGTAACTTATGTACCTACAAGAACAAACATAATGGTGAACTTAACACCAACATACACACCACACAAACTGAGAAGACGTTTTGATTTAGATGCTATTACAAATGGCATTGCATACAAAGATGGATTTATCTAATGGCAACAAATTATAGCAAAGATAGTTTTCTAAAAAGAGCAAAAACCAGAGAAGGTACTTTTTTGGATGTCAATGATTTGCCTAAAATTAGAAGAAGTGTCAACGATGAAATTTATACTATCCCTGCTGAGTTTGATGAACGTCCAGATCTATTAGCAAATTTTGCATATGACAATTCAAGACTGTGGTGGGTATTTTCAATTAGAAATCCTGATGTCCTAAAAGATCCTATAAGAGATTTTAAAGCAGGCACCACAATAGTCTTGCCTGCGGCTAATTCAGTGAGGAATACAGTTGCGGGTAAGTAAATGGCAAAAGTAGAAATACCAAAATATAACGATCCTTATGTCGGAGAAGTCTATGGTAACCTATTAGACAGATACGACAATGCTTCCTACAACTTAAAAATGTATATGCTGTCCGAAGAATTGACTAATGCCGCATTTGATACAACTTCAGAGATGACTACTGATAATGAAGAACTTACAGGACCTCCTGGAGAAATGCTTATACTGGCACAAACAG